ATAGGATCAAATAAAGTCATGGTGATAGGACCCCAATTTGATTTACCTTTAACATATCTTGCTACGTTAATGTGGTTTAGCTTTATTGTTTCTTGAGTTAAGGTAACTGCACTTACACCTTTAACCATATATGAGGGAACACCATCAATATACATTATAAACCTATTCTGTTGTTTAGGTTCAAATGCTGTGAAAAATATTTCGTTTGGATTTAATACTGGCATTTTTCTTAGTTATTTATTTGTTATAAATATTATTATTTTTAAAAATTACGCAAATGAAGCTCCAGTAGGTGTAATATTGAAGTTCAAATAAATATATTCAGCGGTTTTGGTTGGTTGTAAATAAATTGCACCTACTAACTGATTTCTATCTATTACATCTGGAGTGTTATTGCTTTCATCCATTACTACTCTAAACGCATATAAACCTTGTCTTTGTTGAACTGATTCTAAGTATGGGTTTACTTGAGCTAAGAATTGATTTCTTGTAGCAATAGTATTTTGTTCAAACACTAATGTGTTTGCTACTTGGCCAATATAAGATTTCAAAGCAATTAATAAACGTCTTACATTCACACGATCAAGAGCTGATGCTTTAGTTTGTAATGTTTTGTTACCATATACTACAGTACCAGTTCCAGGGAATGTAGCAATTGGATTAACTTTACCTTGATATAAGGTATCACGATTTGCTTGTGATAATTTTTGTTCAGCGCGAATTACTGTTCCTAAACCACCACGATTAATACCTGCTGGTGCGAACCAAGGTTCAGCTACTCTATCATTATAAGCATAAACACCTGCGATTAAAGCTGAAGCTGGAACCCAAACATTTTTACCTGAACTTGGGTCTAAAATTTGACACCATGGCCAATATGAAGCTGCATATGAATTATCACGTGAAGCAGCAGCTGTAGTTACAGCTGAAATTATAGAACCATAAGGTACTAAATCAAGTACAAATAAACTATCACCACGTCCTTGAGTATTAGTTATAAGAGTTGATACTTGGCTAGCTTGTAAAGTACTAAATAAACCAGGAGCTAACAATACATTAAATCTATAGTCATCTTGATTTGATAATAAATTAATCATATTATCATAGCTAGCACTAGGAATACCTTGAGATTTATTACCATCAGTAATTTTATCATAATATTGACCTCCAACCATTACTGTACCTACAGCGCTACCAAATGAACCACTTGCTGCTACTGGAATTGAAGATGTATATTGTGATTTAGCTACACCATTATTATCAAAATAGTCCGGAGTATTATTTACTGATTTTACTCTGATATATCTTGAAGCATTAGGATAAGAACCAGATACTTCAATTTGAACATTTGTAGAATTATAATTTAAAGTATAATCACCAATTACTCTAGAAACATAGTTAGGAGCTTTAGGGTCTAATGATAAGTTAGTCCATGTTTCTAGTACTATAGGACTATTGGTTGTATCATTACCTTGACGAATTAATAAACCAAAAGTACCAGATGATGTATCAGGAGATACAACTTCCCATCTAATATTATCAGTTGAACCACTAGTTAAGGCACCAGCTGAATCTAATGAACTTGTACTATTCATTATAACACCTTTAGAAAGTGTTTCAAGTACTAAAGCGTTTCCAATAGTACCTGATATAGCTGTTGAAGTAGCAGATGAAAATGTTCCACTGACAACACGAGCTACTAATAATGATTCACCACCATTATTAAAATAGTTATAAGCGGCAATTGATGTAAAATATGAATATACATCACCACCACTTACAAATGTTGTACCAAATTTATTTACATAATCACTATATGAAGTAACAAGAGTAGGTATTTCAACAGGACCTTTAACTGTTGGACCTATAATTGCAGCTCCAACAGTGATTGGACCTTGTGTTACTTGTGATTGATCGTTCTCAATTGAGAGAACACCAGGAGATAATAATACTTCTGCCATATTTGCTTAGATTAATTTATTAGTTATTTGATAATAAATATCTAAGCTTTCCTTAAAAACTAATCTACTTTAGTAAACTCTCCAGTTTCTATGTTAATATTACCATTACCATATTTAACTTGTAAAGCTTTTGCTAACTCATTTTCTTTATTTTTAAGAATTTGGAGTTGTTTTATTAATTCTAATTTTTGAGTATCTAGATTTTGAATGCCAATTTCAATTTGGCCAAAACTAACAATTAATTGACTATTCTGTTCTTGAATAGATTTCAAATCATTGATTTCTTCTTGTGTTAAAACTATTTTTTCCATAATTATAATATAATATTGTTTTTTTAAATTTCCAAACTAAACTCTATTAAAAGTACAATTTGGATTAGAACCTGATAGTTGAGTTATAATGTATGTTTCTAATGAGTAAATTAGATCACTATAAGGATCTACTTTTGTTTTAGGATATGTTAATTCAGATGTTGATGGATACATTGGTATTGTTTCTACTTGAGGATAGGACATACTACCAGTACCTAAACTATCAGTTACATAAGTTGGAATAGTAACATTCACATCCATTGCTATTGTACCTCTATATGTTAAGTGAGGTATTAATTGTAGTTGTGGATCTGTATAACTAGCATACCCACTTTTAAAGCTTCCTGTTATTTGTAGTGCCATCTTGTTTATGTTTATTATAAATATGTTGAATTTCTTCTTTAGTAGCAAGTTTAGTTTGCAAAAGTTGTTCTAGAGTTATTTCTATAACAGGTACTCCACTTGCTTTTATTTTTGCTTCAAATTCTGGAGTTGATTTAATCATTTTTAAGTATATGCTGGAAGATAATAATCTGCGCCGCCTAAATTTATTTTTAACCATGTGTTTGGGGTACTTAAAAATATACCATCTGCTGTACCCCAATAATTAGATACTGTACCAGCTGAGACATTTGGACCTGTTGGAGTACTACTATTCTGGTTATCTATTCTTACAGTACCGTCTATATGTAACTTAGCAGATGGGGATATATTAATACCGACGTTACCGTCGTATGTAATACGCATACGTTCTGTATATGTAGCTACTCCAGTACGATTTTTAAATATTATAGTGTTACCTTCACCTAATGGAGATGTATTTCCGTTTGCTGTAATTATAATACCACCACTATATTGGTCTGATGTTGGGTCACCCGCTCTTAGTTCAACACTAGCTCCATCTGTATCAGCTCGTGTCCATGGATAAGTATCTGATATACCTGTACCTGCTGCAAATATAGTTGAATATGAGCCGGCTGGTGTTTGTGCTCTTTGTATAACAGCATTTGATGTAGTAGTGTTACCTAATGATATAGTACCTTTCACTGAAAAACTACCTGTTATTGAAGCAGATCCACTAACATCTAAAGTAGCATTAGTAGTTGTTTTATTTATACCAACAGTTTGATTATCAAATACAAGTAAACTTGCAACAGCATTACTATTTTCTATTCGTAGTGTTGTTGTTGCTGATGTAGCGCCTGATCCTTTTACTCGTAATGAGTTTGAGATAGAGCCAGTTATTATAACACTACCGCTAACATCTAAATTAGCATTTGGTGTTACTGTACCTTTATTTATACTGGTGAGACCTGTTTCAGTCATAAACATGTAAGTTTTACCAGTAGTTAAATTATAGAATCTAAGGTCACCTAATACATTTGTGCTACCTTCTATTGTTGAGCGAGCAAATAGTACTAATTTTGTTGGATATAAAAATGTATTATATGAATTAATACCAATTAAAGCATTACTACTAGGACTTTGTATTATTATTCTACCACCAGAAGATGTAGAACCATCTATTGTGATGTTAGCATTGTTTGGCATTACACTAACTAAACCATCATCACGTACTGTTAATGCTGCAGTTGCACTACTATTTTCTATGTACAACGCGTTTGTAGCACTTGTAGCACCTGAACCTCTTACTGTTAATGAACCAGTTATTATAGTATTACCAGCATTGTTTACTCTAAATCTACTACTACCTCCAACTTGCAAATCCATTAAATTATGAGTCATACTATTTAATGCTGTTTGAGTAGCATTTAAGAAGATACCAGTTGTTGTACCTGTTTGTGCTCCACTATTATTAATAGTATACACAAGTGATAATGGTCTATAACTAGCTGAGCCTGCTGCTGCAGCAAAAGTATCTACATAAGATATGCCAGTAGAAGTTCCAGAGGTTGTAGTTATAGAAGTACCATTTACATCAAATGAAAAACGAGGACTATTTAAAGAAGTTAATGTAGCACGACCCTGAAATAATAAACCACCATTCGCATTATTGGCACCTGTATGTCCTATTCGATATCTTAATCCTGCAAATTCTATATAACTAACACCACCAAAAGTACTGGGTACAAAATCAAAACCGGGGTTATTAGTGGTTCCTTCATTTGGTCGTATACTAAAAGTACCTCCACTTGTTACATTCATAACATGCTGTGCATTACCAAAAAATGCTCTATATGCACCATCTGATCCTTGAAATGTAGCAATTGTAGCTGAGCCTGAGCCTCTAACTAACAATCCAGGTGATGATGAACCTGAAATTATAACGTTTCCATTAAATAAACTTGAACCACTTACATTAAAACTACCTGTCACTGTATGAGCATCAGTTGATACATTTCCTAATCTAACACCAGTATTTAATACTTGTAATTCAACATTAGAACCAGAAATAACTGTTAATGAACCTGTTATAGTTACATTTTGGTTTAATGGTGTAACAGACGAAGCTGTTGTAGCTGTTCCTAATAATGAACCTGTTATACCATTAGTAGTATTTAATGAGTTTAAGACAGCGTCAGAGCCGCTAGTTATGACTTTTTTCCAATTAGGCATATTATTATATAATTAAACCATGGTTAGATACACACACTTATGCCGTGTATGAGCCTACTTCCCTACATGGGCCAATGGTCTAGTATAAATATCAGAAATTACTTCTTAGATGATGGTTTTGATATTACCTCAGATAAAGTTAACATCTTTTTTTGTTCTTCTTCTTGTTTCATTCTTTGAATCTCAGATAGTTCATGTTCAATTTTTACTTGTAGTGTAGCTAAAAATTTAGCATCTTTACCTTGAATTGTTACTGTCTCTAAAGACTGACGAATAAAATTTAACTCATTGTGAGTTACATCAATTGAAAATATATCCATAACTTATTATTTTGTTTGTTCTATATATTGATTTTGAAGTTTAACCACCATATTATAAATAGTCTCTACATCTTCTCCAAGGAAACTTGATTTTTTTACTAGAACTAGTAACATCTCTAACTCCTTAGGATTAAGTTGATTTAAAGTTAGAGATGTTTTTGTTTCGTTTTTATTTGTATTAATTGACGCCGCGTTAAAAGCCATAACTAATTGTTTTATTTTTTTAAGAATAAATATAAATTTCACCATTATCACTATTTACATAAATATTACCAAAACCATTTGTAGTACCACCCCATGTTGGTGTTGCTGGGGGTGTTCCTGATGCTTTCTTAGCTGTTACTACAAATTCATCTGGTGTAACTATAGATACAGTTCCTATAACATCATATGCTACTGCCCATCTACCATAAGTTCCTGTTGAATCAGCATCTAAATAGAATGATGAACCTGAACCAGCTGTATTATATTGTGATATAATACCTGAGTCAGCTAATGTTGAAGAACCACTATTTATTAAAATAAACTTATCTCTAATACTTAAGTTATCAACATTAGTAAATGAAGCTGTACCTGCTACTGTTAAATCATTTGTTACAACTAAGTTAGTAGTTGTTACTACACTAGCTGTATTTATACTTAATAATGTAGTTGAACCACTTACAACACTAAATGCTGTTGGTGAATTTATAAACACGGAAGCTGATATACTACCTGTGGCTATACGATCTAAATTTAAACCTACTACAGCTGAAGCAGGCACATATGATGCTGTAGCTGCCATTGAAGATGAAACAGCGTATGATGAACTTAAAACACTATTTGATCCATAAGGTCCAAATACATTTGAACTAGTTATAAATGAAGCTGTAGAAGCAAATGAAGCTGTGCCTAATAAAGATCCAGTTATACCAGCAGTGACATTTAATGAACCAGTTATTCTAGTATTTCCTATAAATGATATTGGGTTAGGTACTTGATATCTAAATGTATTTGCGTACGGAATTGGATTAGATCCTGATGTAAAACCAGCATTAAATAAATCTCCACCACTAGTACCTAATGTTGTGTTAGTATCACCACTTAATGGAATATTAATACCAGCTTGTATTGTACCTAAAGATAATCCAGATTTTGACCACCATGTTTCTGGTGATGTTTTTACATTAACCCATACTGTATAAGTACTTACACTACCTGATGATAAAGTAATACCATTATTAGTTATAATATTGAAATCATTATATACATTACCTGATGCTGAATTATATGTTGATGGGCTTAGTTCAGTATGAGCTGATCCAGATTCACCACTGTAATATATTTCTATGTCTGTATTATCTGTATATATATTTAATCCAGCATTAAATGTAATTATTTGAGTTCCATTAAATGTAGATATTGGAATTAAATTAGAGTCAATATATAATGAACCATTGTCTGTACCTTTTATAAAAGTACTACCTGTTATTATTACATTTTGGTTTAATGGATTAATATAAGATGCGGTTTGAGCATAAGAGGCACTAGTTGCTTGTTCAGTATATGAACTGCTTTCAGCATACGATGCTGAGGTACTATTTAAAGCATATGATGCTGAGGTACTATTTAAAGCATATGAAGCACTAGTGGAATTTAAAGCATAAGAGGCTGAGGTACTGTTTAAGGCATATGATGCTGAAGTACTATTTAAGGCGTAAGACGCTGAGGTACTATTTAAAGCATATGATGAACTTAAAGCTTGAGTTGCGTATGAAGCTGTACCTAATAAACTACCTGTTATACCATTAGAAACATATAATGCTCCTGTCACTTCAGTATTAATACCAATTGATACTTTAGTATCATTGTCTATAATATTTGAATTATAAACATGATCATCACCTTGTGAACGTAATACTCTATATTGAGTAGGATAAGTAATATCTGATAATGAACCTGTGTTTTTTGGACCAGCTAAGAAACCACCACCACTATATGTACTACCACTTACATTTTCATAAACAAAATGATTTGTTTGAGAATCCCAAACAACTGATGCTGTGGCATTTGAACCTGAATCATATATTTGTAAACCAGCATACCTAGCTGATGGAATTTGAGTATTTAATATAATAAATTCTTCACCAATAATAACAGCTGAGCCTGATATTGTTTCTACATATCCAAATGAAGCAGATGTAGCTGTTATTGAACTAGCTGTAATAGTATTAGTTACAAGAACATTAGATGCTGTTATAGAAGATACTGTTAAAGTAGATCCTGATATTATTCCTGTGTTACTAACACTAAATAAATTAACTGAGCTACTTTCTAATAAAAATGATGTTGAACCACTCGCTACTGAAGCGGTAACAGTACTTGTAGTAATTTTATTACTACTTAAATTACTTACTGAGCTACTAACACTTGAGATAGAAGCACTTAAATTAGTTAAAACAGTATCTACAGTTTGACCAACATATTGATAAGCTGTTATTTTAACCACTTGAGCTGAACTTGGAGCTGAAGTGTTAAATTGTAAAACACCATCTTTATAATCAAATTGATAGTTAGATGGATTTTGTTTAACATTATCTACTAATACAACAACATTATAACCAGGAGGATTATCTTGAGCATCCGCATTTGTCAATGATGGATCAGCGTACTTATTTGATATGAAATTTGTTTGTTGACCAGCTTGTATAATCTGAGGTGTAACTGATGATCCAGATGGATCAATAAAAAACCAAGCGTCAACTAATGAAGCACTAACAACATTTGAAGGTGTTAATGTATGTTGATACCAATATTTTAATAGATTTTGTCCTCCAACAGCATATGTATTTCCATTTTGACTTGAACCTGAAAATGGTAAACTAGATGTTGGTAATAAATTAGACTGAGCATAAACCTCTTTAGAGTTTATATCTAATACACTAGTAAATGCTTCTTGAGCATCTGTTAATGATGCTACAGTGTATCTTCTACTCTGTAGTAGTCTATTAGATTTTATTGTTTTATCAATCGCCATGTTATTATATTATATTATGAATATGTTACTGCTATACTTGTTACTGGTATTTGATCACCATTATATCTCACTAGTACTATTAAATCTCTATAAGTAGTATCTAATGTCATACCATCAGCTGCTCTTAATGGTATAGTATATGTTGTTGAAGCAACACTACCACCTGTATTACCATATAAAGCTATATTTGTAGAGAATGGATTTTTAAAATCATCATTAGCCATACTAGCTGATATTAAGTTAGATGTGGTTGCTGATGGATCATAAATTCTAGGAGTAGCATATAAGTTTACACCTGAACTAGCAAATATTAAAGCTACTGATGTACCAGATGAGGTTGAGTCCCAACCTACTAATGTTTTACCAACATTTATAGTCATTGAAGTAGCGGCTGTAGCTAAATCACGTTTAAATGCTCTAGCATAATATTTGTAAGTTTTACCACTATCTGGATTAGTTAACCAATATCCATATGAACCACCTGGTCTTACTAAATATCCAGGTTTAACTTGTAAATCTAAGGCTCCTAAACTATAAGCGTCATATGAACCTGTAGTCCATTTAGTACCAGAAGTATATGAACCTGATAAGAAGTTATTATCTATTTTTAATCTAAAGTTCTCACCAACAAACGTTTCTGAGCCTCCAGCTAATGTTCCAGCATCATATGCTTGTGCTCTACCATAGTAAGCTAATGAACCTGAAGATAATGGTTGGCCAAAAGCACTTGCTGAGTGGTAAAGATAAGTTTGAGTATTTAATGTTGACTGTGAACCACCTCTTTCTCTACCTCTTGTTAATACAGTAAATGTAGTTGTAGATAAAGTATTTCCTTGTTGTATATTAGTTGTACCACTTGAACCAGCATCAAATGAAATACTACCACTTAATTTGATAATGTCATCTACAAAAGGTACTGTACCACCATTTCTTGGTGTAACACCTGTTGAATCAAATATAGCATTAGTTGTTTGAACTGTACCACCATTTGTTGAAACAGCTGTTATACCACCTAATGTTAACCCAGTGCCTGAGGTTCCTAAATCTGCTATTGTAGTACTTGAGGCGTATAATGGTGAAAAGAAACCACTAGCAGTTGATATTTGAGACCAAGTAGCAGTTAACAAATATGGGGCACCACTTAATGAGCGTGAAGTTGCTGTTAATGAAGATGTTATACCTCCTGTATATGATATTGTATTACTACCTATATTAGTATTAATATTAGTTGTTGGTGCCCAAAATATTCTTTCAGTTGCTGTTTGAGCGGATGTGTATGGTGAAGAACCACTATTTATTCTAATAGAGGCTGATATATGGTACCAACCTGATGAGCTTACACTAGTGAGTGATCTTCCATTATTAAATAATCCTGAGCTAAATATACTAGCAAATTTTCCATCTTGGTAAGCTGGAGGAATCACTAATGGATTAGCGGTATTAATTTTACCTAATGTTAAACCACTTGAAGAACCAGTAATAGTTATTGATAATAAGGCTTGTGATTGTGAAGTTGCAGTTGAAGTTTCACTGTTATTATCTGAGTAAAACCAGTTTATAGCTCCAGATACACGAAATGGAACGTCAGATAAAGTTCCTAAACCAAATAATTGAGCATCAGCAGATGAAGATACTGTTGTGGAACCACCAGCAACACTATTATAAACTATATTATAAGATGAGTTGTTATATATAGTTTTACCAGAGAATAAAGTATTACCTACTGAAGCAAATCCTTGATTAACTAAATATACTACATCAGTATTACTATAATTTTGAGGTACATAACCTGATGGAGCTGTACCTGTGCCATTATTTGTAATAGTTTCACTAATACTAGCAAATGTTCTGGTATTTGGTGATGGAGCAGGAGCTGATGAACTTAATAATCCTGCTATAAATCTTAATATATCTGAAGTGTATGTAGTAGGTGAAAATGTACCAAAGTAACTACCATCAAGACCTGTTGACCAAGCATTTAGTGTTGGTTCACCGTTATAATGATTTTGTAATTCTGCTACAGATCCTGAGACTACAACTTTTTTCCATTCTGCCATTGTGTATTATTTTAATGTTTATTATAAATATAATTAATTTTCTAATCCAACATAAAAAGATGATGAGGTAAAATACATGCTTCCAGCTAATGTTGGTCCTGTTAAAGGAACAGATTGGGTGGTTAAATATATTATACTTTCACTAATTTTAAATGTTGATATTCCAGTATTATTTTTAATTAAAAATATATCATTTGTGATAGTAGTAGTACCTGATATTATAGTCATTAATTCAGTACTAGCTGATTTAATTAAAAATAAATTTCCAATAGGACTTACACTAGCAGTTATACTACCTGATGATATTTTATCTCCACTAACTGATAAATTAGTCAAACCACTACCATCACCAGAAAATGATCCACTGAAAGTGCCTGATAGAGGATATTGTATTTGTGAACTATTAATTAATGCCATTAGTTACTAAATTTACCTGAGGCTACTACTTCAAATGTTGTGTCTAAACCAAATCCTAATTGTGAGTTATTAAGAGTTAATATTACATCTGTACCTGACTGTACAAGTGAAACTATAGCACTACTTTCTACATATTGACCATTTATATAAATTGAAAAATTACTAACAGATGTGGGTGGTAATGAACCAGGAGCTATTTCTATAGTAGAGTTAGGGAATGTAACAGTTGAAATTGTACCATTATTTGTTGTTAATGATGAATTAGCTGATTTTACATTATTTAATGCTAAGTAATCTAATACAGCTTGTGATGTTCCACCACCACCACCACCACTACTTACAACAGTCACATTATCAAAGAATGTAGCTGGTATTTTTTTCATTGAACCACGTTTTGCAGATGTTGATAACATTTCAGATGTTGTATCAGTTTCTAAGGTAAATGTTACTTTAGAAATAGAAGGTAATTTTTTTAATGCTGATAAATCCTTTTGAATCACATCAGGTATTATATATCCATTTAGTTTAATATTAAATGTACTTCTAACTATACGATCTTGGTCTGTTGATAATTCAGTTACTGAATTAAAGGTATCAATTGCAGCTTTAAATTTAAAACGATTAGGATCACCCCAATATGAATCTGAAGAGTAATTAATTGCTTCTATAATTTTATTCATTTGATCCATATAGTAAGTCATAACCATACATTCATATGTTATAGTCACATAATCAGGAACAACATTAGCATAGTATTCTCTTTCAGGAACACGATTTGTTAAAACATTAAAGTTACCATAAAAATTTCTATTTGAATATTGTTTTTGAAAACTAACATACAAATTAGGAAAATTAGCATCTAATTTATTAGCTATAGTACGATTTTTACTAATGTCATTTCTCTTAATCATTATAAGAGGTAACATTACTTTATTTAATTTATCTCTATAGTAACCATCTTTTTGAACTGATTTCCATCTTTCAGGTGAACCATATATAACAGGTACTTCTATTCTATTTCCATTTTGTATTACAAAAGGTTTAATAACATTCTGAAAATAATAAAATACAGCACTGTCTATGTCTTCAATACCAACAGTAAAGGGTTTTACAGTATCATCTGTAAAACTTTGTTTTAATGCTCTATTAAAATCAATACCTGTAGCTTGTTCATTAGCATTTTTAGTAATAGTATTATTATTAGGATTACCAATAGGCTGAAACCCTACTCCTCCTTCTTGAAGAGGGGTTTGAAGATCTTCTGAGATCTTCCTTTGTGATTTTGGTATGGGTTTTCTTCCTTGTGACATTACATTCTTTCTTTAGTTATACCTACTTTATCAGCTGGAACAACATGTGTTTTAGCTATAATTGAAACATCATAACCAAAGTTTCCTAATCCAGGATTTAAAGGATTAGTTTCATTTGGGTAATCTGGATTTTTACCAACAAAATATTGATTTTCAATCAAACTATTTATTTCATAATAACTTTCTTGATATAAAAGAATATCACCTACTTCAGGTACAACATTAGCATCAACTAAGTCATCCTTTAAAAAAGCAAATTGTATTTGCCAATTAAAATCAACACCATAAGGAGCATCAGCATATTGTTGATCAACACGATTAATTAAACAATTAACTAATAGAGGTCCATCATAATATTTCTCACCTGAGGCTTCACCATATATATTTACAATGGTTTCTCCTAATTTAAACTTATAAAATGATACCTGTTGAGTGATAATATCTCCTAACAGCTCTCTGTTTATATGTCTAAATGCTGATATGTCTCTACTACTACCAAATATTGCCATTAGTATATATAAATTGGAAGTGGTACTTGTTGTTGTTCTTTTAGTTTATAATCTGCTTCTAAAGATCTAGCTTCTAACAGTTTTGTTCTTGATGTTTCATCAAGATAAGCTCTTAATCTTTCAATTAAAGCTACTTTTTCAGCCGCAGCAGCAGTTAATAAATCAGCTTGATTTAAAGTTACTTCAGCATTAGGTATAGGTACAGTTGTATATTTACCACGAACATATCCTAACATTTCTTTACATAAAGCTAAAGTATACTCATATATCCATTGACGACCTACAGAATTAATATATTGATAAGTAGGATTAGTGAATGGAACATTAGATATATTTGTAACAGTAGATCCAGGTGTTGTTTGTGATATACTATTACTTGTTCTTTCTTCTTTAATTAAATATTGAATTGTTAAATTTCTATTTAATTTAGGTATAGGAAATATTCTTAATTTATTATTTATTAATTCAAAACTAAATTGTGATTTACGAATTTGATCATTAAATTCAATTGCTTGAATCTTTTGTAAATCATAATTTATAGGCATTAGTAAAAAGTTAATAGCAGGTGAGTAATTACCCCAACCAAAGTTATCTAACAGTTGTTGCATACCAGTACCTGTACCAGCATATGGGTCAAAATATCTTACAATAGCAGGATCTGCTTCATAAAATACTCTTTTAATTTCAATACTACCTGTTATACCACTGCTTGAAGCCCAAGTATCTAAATCATAATCTTGAACACTAGCTGTCATAGGTAATAAACCTCTTTTCCAATCTGTATTACCACCAGTACCAGCTTCAGTACCATATTGTTCTGATAATCTGATGATAGAGGCAAATGAAGGTGTTATAAGAGCATTGTTTATATTTGTAGTAGCAGAAGCTCCTTCAAATGTTAAGTAATCTTGTCTTATTTTATTAGCGTATAATTCATTACCATATGTAGTCACAGCTTCTTCAAAAGCAGCATAAATATTAATAGCTTGTAATTCAACCTCCATAATAGGATAACCTAATCTACGAGTGACAAATGTCGCTACTTTATCAGCATCTGATTGAAATTGAGTATCATAATCATAAAATCCAAATGGAGTATCTCCAGGAGAAAATGATGATGTACCAGGCCATATAGGGATGTTTGCCATAATTTATTATTATTATTAGGTAGTTGCTATAAAATATTCAACAGATGCTGATGATCCAGATGGTGCTACTGATACATAATAAACATATTGATTAAATGTAAATGTATTACTCCCAGGACTTGACCCAGTAATAGCAGTAGTTGATAAGAAAAATGAGTTACCGGGGGCTATAATAAATGATGTATTTGTTAAATCAGATGGAGAAGTATCAGCAGTTATTCTTACTTGGATTGGTACTGATGAAGATTTGTTAGTTATTCTTCCATATTTAAAACTACCTGTAGTAAAAGTTCCAGCATCTATATTAGATGGATGGAAATAAAATATAGGTGTATATGAACCAGTTGGAACATTTAATATTCTATTATCAACATTATTTACCCCAGTAATAGTTTGAGTTGACATTACTCCTCTATCATTACCATCTAAAATAATTTTTTCATTTAAATATATT